CCTGTAACCCTAAAAAGAATTGGCTATATTATCAATATTACCTCCCTCACAAAGCTGGCAAATTACCACCTGACAAAGCCTTCATTAAAGCGCTTGTTACTGATAATACAAACGGTGAAAGCGGCTATACTAAGAAGTTGGAGAAGTTCAAGGGGATCACCTTGCAGCGGTTGCGCTATGGTATTTGGGAATATGATTCTGATCCCTCAGTACTGATCAGCAATGAGGCAATAGCTCGGGTTTTCCGCAATGGCCTGCCCCTTATTTTCGTTGAGAATGGTAACACCTATGTAAAGGATGCCAGCGGCAATAAAGTGCTCTATAAGCCTCGTCGGTTTATCACCTGCGATGTAGCCAGGTTCGGAGCGGATAGTACGGTAATCGGCATTTGGGAAGGGCATCATGTGAAGCTCTATCGGTATATAAATTTATCCGTAGTGCAAACTGCCGAAAAAATACGTACCTTTGCCAAAGCTCTCGATATACCCATGCACCGAATATTGGTAGATGCCGACGGAGTAGGCGGCGGCGTGGTGGATATACTCGATTGTCGGCAATTCGTAAACGCTTCAAGGGCTTATCCCTCGCCCGTCAATCCGGCTTTCGACGAGAATACCGGTGACTTAATCCCTGAAAATTATAAGAATGTTAAAGCGCAATGCGCTTATCGTACAGCGGAGAAAATCAACAACGGCATAATAACAATAGAGATCATTAATACAGGTCTTGACACCGATGGAGCAGAACAGGCCCGTGTAATTGAGGATTTGGAGCAGGTAAAGCAAAAAGATATTGACTCCGATGGCAAGCTCGACGTACTGGGCAAAAAAGATATTCGCGCAATCATTGGCCGCTCTACTGATTACTGGGATGCAATAAGCATGTACGAACTATTCACACTTGATCCCGAGCCACAAGTATGGGGCTTTTAACGAATAACTCATTATGGACATTACTCCTGTTTATGTTGATGAAATACCTGAAGTAATAGAGCCTAATAAGCTATATGTATGTGAGCGTTATAGCGTTGCAGTACACTTATGCGCTTGCGGGTGCGGCGTAAAAACAGTAACTCCAATAAGACCCGGCGAATGGGAAATAACTGGCACACGAGATTGTGTAACTCTCAGGCCCTCTATCGGTAATTGGAGTGGCCAAACCCCATACCATGCGCATTATTACATAACTGATAACAAAATTCAATTCTTACCTTAGATGGCTAATTTATTTCAATCCGTACTAACGCGCATGCAAAATGCTGCGCAGTCGTTCAGATCAGCAGGGCGGAATTTTGGCTTAGCATGGGGTATGTGGGTGAGGGAGATATGGCCAAATATCGATAAAAGAACTGCTATCGATGAAGGGTACGCGCAGAATACTGCCTTATTCTCCATAGTGAATTTCGATGCCGAAAAATTCGCATCGATACCTCGCTACGTCTATGATGCGGCATCACAAAATAACCAAGGCGTTTATAATAAACGTTTAACAGATGGCACTAGTGTTAAGGCTCTGCTCAACCTACTCAGTAAGCCGAATAATTACCAATCACAAAGCGAGTTTCTCCAATTACTTCGCATATTTTATGATTGTACCGGTGATGGCATAGTGTGGTTAAATCGTGGCGATGTCACGGATAAGTTTGTTCAATCTTACGTTGACACAGCTGGCAATTTAGTGCCTGGCCAATTCGTGCCTCGTACTGATGAAGAGCTCGATGCTATGCCGGTGCTTGAAATGCATGTATTAGCGAGCGGCTGGGTCGGCGTTATACCTGAGCCAAATGACGTATTTAGCGTTCAGGCTTATTGGATGGAGGTTAACGGTAAAAAGCTGATCATTCGTAAGAACGACGTCATACATTGGAAGAAGCAAAACCCTGTCTTTGACCCAACTAACGGCGGTCACCTTCGCGGGATAAACCCTTTTGAAGTTGGACGGCATACGATACAGGAAAATAAGGATGCGGTCGCGGCAACTGATCGTATGTTTAAGAACGACGGGGCCAAAGGCGTTTTAGTCAATGAGAATCTTCGCTGGGATCAATTAGGTGAGGTGCAGAAGCAAGAGCTCAGGGATATGATTGATAACCGCATAAACAATGCCTCAGAAGTTAAAGGAGCCGTTGCAACACTCGGGGGTAAGTGGAATTACTTTAACATAGCAAAAGATAGCGTTGATAAAGCGCTATTAGAAGGGAAAAAGTTTACCTGGCAGGAGCTTTGTTTCCTGATCAAAGTGCCTTATGAGCTTTTCAATACTGAAACCACTTACGCAAATAAAGAGCAAGCTCAAAAAGGTTGGGTGTCTAATACTATAATGCCGGCTTGCATTAATATTGATAGTAAATTCACCGAGCGGCTTGCCCCGGCTTTTTCGCTGATAGATAAGAACGGCAACCCATCGATAGTTATATGCTCTGATTTCTCAGCGTTACCGGAAATGAAGAAAGACACGGCCGCGCTCATTACTGCGTTTCAGCAAGCATGGTACATAACGCCAAACCAGCGATTGGTAGAGCTTGGTTTTGACCCCAACCCTAACCCATTGTTTAATGAGCCGTGGATACCGGATGGTATAAGACCGCTCTCTGACGTCATAGCCACTTTGGAATATAACCAACAAAATCAGGCAGCCAATGAGCAAGGAATTACGAACTGAGGATAATACGCCCCTCACAGCGCAGGAGATCGAGGACAGGCTCATATCGGCCGCTGAACTTATATTTCCTATTACTTCAGAAATGTGTGTCAGAAAAAGAACTGAGGCGCGGAATAAGCGGGTTGTATTTGTATGGAAAGCCAAAAAAGAGTTACTAATTGTAAATAGCGATAAGCTCAAAAGAATAGTTCTTGATGAACTTGAAAGAAAGGCAGCAGATAAGCACCAGGTATAAGAATTTAATTAACCGGTGGACTAATGCGCTTACCCCCCAAGTAAGTGAGATATTGAAAAAGCAAATCAACGGCTTTACCTCCTTACTGAAAGAGAAAGGCATACGAGCAGCCGTTGCATACCTGGATCATCTTGTATTAGATGCCGATCTTTTCGAGGTATTGGCTGATCTTCATCGCAAATTTACCATTGAGTATGCAACGAGTACGTATAAGCGCTTAATGGTTGCATCACGGCAAAAGAGATATGTTAAAAAAGCTGATACGGGTGCTTTTGGCCACTCTGATGAATGGAACAAAGCGGTTGAGGACTATTTGAATCAATTTCTACTTAACCGCGCAGTTGTGCCGGTTACCGATAGTACGAAAAAGTTGATCCTCGCCATACTACATGAGGCGCAGGATAAAGGGTGGGGTATAGATAGGATTATACAGGAGCTTCATAATACACAACAAAATGAGCTGAATGACTTCAGAGCTCGGCGGATAGTAAGAACTGAATTATCGATAGCAGCCAATCACGGTGATAATATGGTACAAGATGCCGTACCATTTGATGTTGACAAAATATGGATTTCCACTCACGATAATAGAGTGCGTGATAGTCACGAAAAAATGGACGGTGTCACAGTTGCGGGAGATGCCTCATTCCATGTGCCAATAATTCGCAAACGTGTGCAGATAGGGATTGATCTTATGAATGGGCCAGGTGACCCCGAAGGATCGCCGGAGAATGTTATAAATTGTAGATGCACACGGGCAATGATACCTAAGCGAGATAAAAACGGTAGATTAATTATAAAACAACAAAAATTAAGAGCATGAGCTACCCACGTAAGACGGTCAAAGCAGCCGCCAATTCCATAAAAGATATTGATCTCGGTAAACGGACTGCCGTAACCGCTTTTGCCACCTATAATACCCGTGACCGCGATCGTGATCGTGCAAATAAGGGCATGTTCTCTAAATCATGGAAGGAATTCTCCGATGTGAGGATTTTTCTTAACCATGATAAGACGCAAGCACCTGGCAGGCTTGCTGAGAGCGTTGCAAAAAGTATGTGGGAGGATAACAATCATGCATACGCTAATATGTGGTTTGGCACTCACACATTAGGCAATGATACCCTTAAAATGATGGATGAGGGTATCATTACAGATAGCTCCTATTATTTCCTACCCACGAAATGGGATAAATTTGCAGATGGGGGCTATGACTATAAAGAGGCTTTCCTTAAAGAGGTTAGCGTTCTTACGCATTGGGGCGCTCACCCGGAAAGTAAGATTGTTTCAGTAAGCAAAGCGGCTGGTGAAATTGATGTAGCAAGCGCCATTTTAAAACAGCTCAATACCGATGAAGTAGATTTTATAAGAAATTTCATCGGTGAAATGAATGATAATTTATTATCTTTGGCTACTTTCTCGGCAACACTTCCAGAAACTTCAGATATCTATTCATGGGTTAACTCAGTTTTAGTTGATCTTTCATATACAGTTGCTCGCTTTAAAGATCGTTTAGTATATGGTCAAAAAAGCTGGTCACATGATGAGCTCAGCGAACACCTTAGCAAATTAAAGTCATTTGCCCGTAACTCAACTGCCTCCGATGAAACTTTGCAAAAAGTTATTAAAGAGGCTGAGAATATCGAGTCTCTATTATTGATTAACAGCACTCCTAACGCGAAGGAGCAGCGGGAAACCTCTAATTTAGATTCGCAAGAGTCGCAATTACATTTATTAAACATGAAACTATTACTCTCATGAAAACAAGCAATTTCATTCCATTTAATCGCTCCTCAGCGATGCAAATGATGACGCGCCGTATGCCGGGAGTACACCGTAAAGGCTTTGCGGCTTACAAAACAGACGGTGTAACTCTTGAAGAGCTTAGCGGCCAGGTTAAAGAGTTCAGCGAGCAAAACAAGAAAATTCTCAAAGATTACGAAGCAAGCCAGGCCGAGGTAATTCGCATTACCAAAGAATATAATGATAAGGTGGCTGAGCTCAATAAAACGCTTGGTGAAAAAGATGCCACCTTACAAAAGATTCAGGGCGAAGTGGTGGAGCTTAACGCCAAGGCTGCCCGTAATCAATTCGGGGTGCAGGGCAATGCGCCTGAAACCGTGCATAGCCTTATCTCAAAAGCGTTTGAGGATAATGCCGCCGCCATCGCCAAGGCCAGCGCCGCAAATCCTGTGCAGCTTACAACCGGCAAGCTGGAAAAGCAAACTGGATGGAAAGCAAAAGCTGCGGGTACTATTACCTTAGCCGCTAATGTTACCGGTAGCTATACAAACGTTGGCGTGCCTACGATTTCACCTGAGATCGCCACTCGTGGATATGACGAAACTCATTTCCGCGATATATTCCCGATCTTCGATAGTGCCACTGGTTCCTATGTTTTCTACCGGAGCAAAACACCGACCGGTGAAGGCTCTATTACGAAACAAACACCAGGCGCGGCCAAATCGCAGAAAGATTATGACCTGGAAATTGCAAACGTGAGCGCTGATTATCTGGCAGGCTATGCCGATGTTGCAAAGCAGGCTCTCACGGATATCCCTATGCTGCAATCGTTCTTAACGAACGAGCTCATAGAGGATTACTTGGACACAGAGACTTTCAACATGTGGCAAGAAATGTTAGCCGCTATTACTGGCCCAACTCCCGCCGCTGGCGCTAATGCGATAGAAACCGCTATCAAAACTATCGCTGCGATCCGCCAAACAAAGCGCAGGGTTAATTTCATGGTAGTACGTCCTGCTCTGTGGGCTAATATCATGATCACTAAGCCTAATGATTACAGCATTCCCAACTCTGTAATCATTACTCCACAGGGCACCGTTGCAATCGTTGGCTTGCCAATGTATGTAACGGCCACCAACGCGCTGAGTGATACGAAATTCGTAATGGGGGATAATCGGCAAGCGGGTATCATGCAGGTTACAGGCGAAGGTCTGAAGCTCGAATTGTTTCAGCAGCATGATAAAGCAGTATATAACAACATTCTCACCTGGCGCGTTGAAGCACGTGTAGCAATGCTCCTTCGCAGATTGGAAGCTTTTTCCTATGTCACAGCTTAACAGCTTTTTTCCTTTTAAGGTCTGCCTGAATCATCCCGCCGCCTCAAAACGGTGGGATGATTGTTTACAGGAGTTTAAGCGAGTGGGCTTAAACGGTGTTGTTCGCTTCGAGGCGCTACCCTCGATCGGCCCTCATCAGTCATTCAATCTCTCGATGCGAACCATTCTGCAATATTTCGAGAGGAGTCCCTTTAACCGGCTCCTGATCCTCGAAGATGATGTAGTTTTCACGAAACTGGATCACATTGAGGCTGCATTACGAGAACTTCCCGAGGATTGGGATATTCTGTACCTTGGCGCTAATATCCTGCACCCCGAGCCGAAACCAGAGGCTTACAGCCCTCATTTAGCTCGAATTTCTGCCGCTTGGTGCACTCACGCTATTGCTTTTAACAAAAAATGCGTAAATTGGCTCCTGCAACACCAGCCAGGTCTTTCCGAACAAATGTTCGACAACTGGTTATCCGGGAACTTGGCCCGATTTAATTCGTACATAGTCTCACCTATGGCTGCTTATCAGCGGCCTGATCGAAGCCTGATTTGGGGCGAGCCTACCAACTATGATGCAATTTTCACCGGCAGCGATATAATATTAAAACACATATGCAAACACACCTAATTTGCTATGCTGACGAGCAAATGTCTATCTCGCAGCAACTCTGCATTGCATCGGCTAAGGATAAAGGTAAGATAGATCATGTTTATTCCTTCGGCCCGAACTCTATTGATAAGTTTTTTAGAGATCGCCACAAAAGCATTTTGGAAGCACCCCAACGAGGTGGCGGTAAAGGCTTTTGGCTGTGGAAACCCTATATTGTGGAGCAAGCTATACGAAATTTACCGGAAAAAGATGTGTTGATATACTGCGATAGCGGTGTCGAATGGTTGAAGCCGGCAAGTTGGTTGATTGAAAGAATGTGGAATGAAGGGTATGAAGGTGAAAATGATGTTTTTCTTTTCTCAAATGGTCATCGGCATATTGATTGGTGTAAAGCCGAGGTTATTGCTTCAATGTTTAGAATATACCCAAAAGATATTAAACCTCACCTTATAATTAATAGGCAGGTACAAGCCTCCGTTATGCTATTTCGCATTAATGAGTATACCCGCGATTTCTGTGCCCGCTGGCTTGCCTGGTCTTGTATCCCCGGCTTTATCGATGATTCTTTTAATCCTGCTTTGCAATTAGATGAATTTCGTGAACACCGTAATGATCAAAGTATTTTAACCAATCTCGCCATTGAGGATGAGGTTCCATTACATTGGTGGCCTGCACAATACTGGCAAAGTAAAAAAGCCGATTTTCCAAGAGATAATTACCCTCAAATGTTTTACCATCATCGCCTAAGAAATGAAGAGTGGTATAATCAGTATGAGCAAGATATGCCGATTAACGAAATGCTAACAGATTTTAGTAAACGCTATAAAAACATATAAGGTATGAAGCAAGGTGTTTTAATCGTAGAGCCAAATCTTATTGCGCGGCCGGATGTCTTTGATGCTCTTTGCGATGCTTTTGAGATAATCCGGCACTTAGAAATTGATCAATTTACACATGCCCTTATATGTGAGCATGAGCAATTCGATGAGGTAGCCGAGGGGGATTTTTTACCTTGCTACCATATATCTCTTTCACGGCAAGATGATGCTTTTATAGTATCGGGAATAAGCCAACCATTTATTAACCAAAATATCGCTTTAAAATGTCAAAGGAAAAAGGAAACAAACTCAAACCAAGTGGACAGGGAAGCCAATCAGGAAAACCTGATTTGGATGCCGGAGCAATAGGCATTCCTAAGAACGGTGCCGCCGATACCGGTACTGCTTCGCCTCGCAATGTTGAAAAAGTGTACGCCAATGATAAAGCCATAGCAATGGAACGTTGGCTACAGGCTCAGAAAGCAGAACGTGAGCAACATACTATGAGCCCGATTGAAGGTATGATCCATTACGGCAAGGCATACCGTCATTATTTTAAGTTTGTTGGCCTCGGGCAAGATTTACATGGACTTAATGTGATAGAGGTGGGGCCAGCGGATTTCCCGGCTTTGGCACATTGTAAAAATTGGGGTACTGCGATCATCGTGGAACCTATGCCTTCCGAGATATTAGAGAATACCTGCAAAGAACAAAATATTACTCTTGTTACAAAGCCATTTGAGGATTGTATTCCCCTCGACTTCGGCGCTTGGGAAGGTACTACTGAGGTATGGCTCTTTAACGTGCTTCAGCATGTTATTGACCCTAATTTGTTTATAGGCGTTGCCAAAACTTTCGCTGATCGTATACGCTTCTTCGAACCAATTGATCAGCCTATTACGGAGTATCACCCTCATAGCTATTCGCTTAAGGATTTCCAAAGCTGGTTTGGCCAGGTGAATCTATATGCCGGTAAATCGGTTGAAGGATTTCATGAGGCTGATTGTGTTTATGGACTGTGGCAAAAAGAATAGAAATAAAGAGAGGGAGCTTAAGACTAAGTTCCCTCTACCCCTAAATCCTATGAAAAATTAATGGACTGCAATATAAAAAGAAAACCCGACACTAAAAAGCGTCGGGGGGTCGGCAAAATAAAGATATCTACGCATCAGGCTTAACTCAACCTCTGCATGGCCGCAATATACGCGCTTTTCTATTCCTAACAAATATAATTTATAAATATGTGTACTCGACGAGGTTACGCGACTTTCTCGGCCCTTGGCCGATATGGGCGCTTTGCCAATCAGGTATTTCAGATCGCTGGAACGATTGGCATAGCGCGCAGGAACCAATTACAGCCAGTTTTCCCGATTTGGCGTAATTATGATCACGGGGAAAGATTCGGCAGCCGTGAGGATATTAACGTATTTGAGCACATGGTTAATCCATTATCTGCTCTTCCAGTTTCCACCATAGTTAGCGGCAATTGGCAGAGCTTACCGGTTGAATGGGGGTATCATGATGTAAATCTCCTGCCCGGTAATTGGGATATTTCCGGGCACCTGCAAAGTTATAAGTACTTCGCTCATTGTATTGATGAGGTACGGCACTATATGCGGATGAAGCAAGAGGATAAGGCAATTTGGCCTTTTTGCGCTATCCACGCCAGGCGAGGGGATTATGATAATAAATACCATCCGGTAATACCGGTTTACTGGTACATTGAAGCAATTAAGCAATTCCCCACTAATACGAAGTTTTTCGTATTCAGCGATCATAAGCCGTTTGTGAGCGAGCTTGCTGATATGTGTGAGATTCACGGGCTAATGAGGCAGGCCAATAACCTGGTGCCCGTGTTCAAGAATTACCTTGATTCCTTTGCGGTAATGAAACGTTGTGAGCACTTCATTATTGGTAATAGCTCTTATAGTGCTGCCGCTGCCATGTTATCGGAAAGCCCGGATAAGCAGGTAATAGCTCCGGCAAACTGGTTTGGTGAAGCCTACGCGGGTATTAATGGCAAAGACATCTATTGCGATAACTGGAAAATAATGTAAGATGCAGCAAGTTAAAATATTTAAGAGCTCCAATATTACTTTATTAGAGCAAAACATTAATGATTTTTTAGTGTATTGCTCTAATAAAAATTATCAAATAGTTGATATAAAATATGCTATCGCTTATGCAGGTATGAGCTCAGCTTTAATTATCTATAAATAATAGCCCTATGCGAATAATGTGGAGCATCCATTTATATCCCCCTTACCATAATTGTGGTGCTGAGTATGTAGCGCATCACGTTAATAAATACCTGCTCTCAAAAGGCCATGAGGTAAGAGTACTTAATTTACAAAGTAAAGGCGATCATTATACTTTCGAAGGAGTGGATGTTATTACTAATATAAAGAGCTTTGACCCCTTTCATTGGCCTGATGTCATTCTCACTCACCTGGATTTTACGAAGTATACGATGAACGTGGCAAGGGTAATGAAAAAGCCGGTTGTTCATTTCGTTCATAATAGCTCCAAATATCCGGAAATAGCGGAAGCGAACAATAAGCAATATGTAGTTTATAATGCAAAATGGATTAGAGATGCGTTGAATTACTCACACCAGTCAATGGTTCTTTACCCACCTTGCCCGATGGGTCATTATAAACTCGAAATGGAACCCATCAACAATGAGCATATCACATTGATAAACCTTAATGAGAATAAAGGAGGGCTCATTTTGCTAAAACTGGCCAAGACAATGCCCGATTATAAATTTTTAGGTGTAATCGGCTCATACGACGATGGAGGTATGCAGCCTGCGATAGTTGATGAGTTGAGAGCTCAGCCCAATGTGACTGTGGTGGATCACTCAAGTGATGTAAAAGCAATTTATCGAAAAACTAGAATTTTATTAGTACCTTCGCGTTACGAGAGTTGGGGCCGAGTAGCAACCGAGGCAATGATCAACGGGATACCGGTTATTGCCTGCCCCACGCAGGGCTTACTTGAGAATTGCCAACACGGTGCCCTTTTCGTAAATCCTCGCGGCGAAAAAACTACAGACATCTACGGCGACATCACCTCTCACGATGGAAATAGCTATGACATTTCCCTATTTAAGTACTTCATTAAATCGCTAGACGATCCAAACGAGTACCTTAAACGTTCGCAATTAGGCATACTCAGAGCTCAGGAGCTCGAAACGGAATATCAAGAGCAAATAATACAGCTTGAAAAATTTCTCTATTATGCGAAACAGGATTATAAAAATTGACCAAACGGCTTCAAATGATACGTGGGTTACTCTCGCAGATGTAAAAGAGTGGCTTATTGTGGAGCATAATGAGGACGATGCTTTATTAACTCGGCTAATTAAAGCCGTTAGGATTGCTTTTGAAAAGTGGACAAAGATGTGCATAGTTGACTCAGTTGTGGTTGTTACGGCTGAGATTAATTGTGGAGAGTTTAAATTGCCCCGTCTACCATTCAAAGAGATTAATTCGGTGGATATACGTGAAAGTGACAATTCTTTTACAGCTATGTCAACCGATGATTACACCGTTTTAGGTAATTCAATTCTCTTTGAGAAAAAGGGTATTATCAGGATTGATTATAATGCCTCATGGAATGGCGCTTTACCCGATGATATTAAAATAGCCGGTTTCTCTGAGATCGCTTTGCGCTATGAAAACCGTGGCGATGTAAAAGGGGAAAGCGGATTTAGCCAGGTTGCAGAAACTTATCTTTTGCCCTATGTAAATATGAGTTATCTATGAGTAAGACAAGCATAGGCCAATATAAGACATTCGCAATGATACAATCGAATGCGCCAAAATTACAATATGGCTCCGCGCATGTTGGTGCCGGTTTTAAAGATAAGTATCAGGATTTTAAGAGAGTGAGAGGGGAGTTCAAACAAAAGAACAGCACACGAGAATTAGAGGACGGTACAATAGTTAAAGTGAATGGGTATCAATTTAAGTTCCGCTATGATAACGATATTATGAGCGTACTAGATTTGCAATTGAGGCTTATCATAGAAGGCGATACTTACACGCTTATAAGTTGGGATGTTGATAAGCATGGCAGAAATACGCAATTCATTTTCGAATTATCACAATATGGTAAGTAATGGCAATGACGTTTGGGTCGGTGCACCTTGTACGCATAAACGAATTACTAACGGATATCGATAGTACAAATATCGCTTTATTACAAGAGATATCATTTGAAATGGAAGCTACCGCTATTGACATAGTGCGGATTGCAAAGCAAAAAGTTTCAAAGGATATGGGGGTACTTGCGAGAGGTATCAGTTATGTAAAGAAAAGCTCTTTTAATTTCACAATAATTAGCGCCGCTCAGTATAGCGCATTTGAAGAGTTTGGAACATCCGGCATTTCCGGCTCTTCAGTTCAAGTGCCTACGGGGTTTGAAGAAGTGGCGGCGCAATTTCGAGGTGTGGATATAGATACCGGTGGTTTAAAATTAAGTGATGCAATTGAGGCTTGGGGGGCACGTAAAGGAATGGAGAGAGCAGATATCCATGGAGTATATTTAAAAATTTTACATTATGGGCGTAACCCGCACCCGTTTTTAATCCCTGCGTATTTAACAGAAACGCAGAATTTACTTAGACGTTTAAATACCCTATTGAACAAATGAACAGAGAAACGGCCGTCCGGAATGGATTTTACCAGGCTCTTGAAGGTTTGAGTGTAGCCATCCCCGATGAGGGTACAATAACAGTACCTCTAAGCTCTAATAAAAACGAGAGCGATTCGAATTTGTATGTCCTTATTGAAAGCCAGTTCGCACAAAACCGTAGCGATATGGCCGTTTATCGCTGGAAGGCTACACTCGAACTTGTTATTTACCATCAGCAACAAAATTCAGCTACTTTCGATTACGTTGATATAGTAAGCGATAAAATTGAGTCTCTGCTTTTACCAGCTATACCTAACAGTAATAACTTAGTTCCGCAAAGCGGATGGGCTTTTCATGCATTACAATTAGAATCGGTAAACAGTATGCAATTAACGTTAGGGCAGAACAAGGCCAAAACGGTTGTTGCAAAGTCCATGCAATTCTCATTAATAATAACTAAAATTTAGATTCATGAGCACTTACGTACAGTCCTCAGCCAATCCATTGGAGCTTTCCTTTGATGGCGGGAACACCTGGAAAACTTTAGTATGTATCACTAATTACAATCGAAACCTCGGTGCGACATTAACGGAAACTGAAACGCTATCATGCGGCACATTACAAGGCTCAGGTACACCTAAATTTGATTTCTCCGGTGAAGCTGTGACAGACATTGATCCTGCGTCTAATCAAGTCTCACAAGAGGATTTAGAAGCTGTGATCTTAACAGGGGGTACAATTCTTGGCCGGACTCGCTGGCCGTCTACCGGCTCCGTGAGCTCATTACTTTATTTAAAGGGCTCACTAAAGGTTGAGAGCGTAAATCAAAAGAACGCTCCAAATGATCTCGTAAAATTTGATTTCTCATTAAAAGGAACGGGCCTCCCTGAGTTGGCGCCATAAAATCACAATGGTAACAAATACCTCCGGCTTAACAACTATTACGGTAAGGAACGAAATAATTGAAATAAAGTTTGGCCTGCCCGCTTGCCAGGCATTTAGCGCGATGTGCATTGCAGATGATAGCGAGAAATACATCATTGGCACTAAATTACAGGCTCTCGGGCTCGCCAAACTTTTACTGGCTGGCTATGAGAATAATTGCTTAGTGAGAGATATAACTCCTAAGTACACACTAGGCACCTTCATGGAGTTCATTGAAGATACTCTTATCGATAATCCGGCAGAAGCAGCAAGGATTGTACAAGTGTTTGCTGATTCCCGTTATACGCAAAAACTATTAGAAGAGGCTGATAAAATTAACCAGGCAGTTGAAGAGGCAAAAAAAAAATTGACTGGGAATTTATCGAATCTTTCGCCCTCTACGAGCTTGGTCTCACGCAAAGACAATACTATGAATGTACCTTCCGGGAGTTTGAGCTCCGTAAAGAAGGGTACGAACGCGATGAAACCAAAAAAGCGGAAACCCAAAAGCAAATACTAGAAATTGAGGATATACGCTCATGGCGGCAGGCAAGACTAATTGCGTATATGCATAGTGATGGAAAAAAAACTCTCTTAGAGTTTTTACCGCTTAAATACGATCCAACTCCCGAAGAGTGGGCAGAAATGCTGAAAGAGGCTAAGGTAGAACAAGAGAAAAAAGATGATGAGTATGCCAGGCAGGTACTAGCGGAATTTAAACGGCTAAACTTAAAGTAAATGCCAAATTTTGAAATCGAGGTTGGTGGGAATATAGCACCAATCACCCGCGCCCTACAAGACCTAAAGAGCGATCTTAAGGGCTTCAAGGGCGAACTTGAGCGCTCAACCGATCCTCTAAGCGTTGCAAAGCTTAATGCGGAGATTAAAAAAACGGAAGATGAGATAAAGCGCATTAAAGGAGTTGGGCCTATTATAGGCTCTCCTGCCGTTAAAGGCGTAGACCAGGCAGCCAACTCGCTCACCAATATGAGCAGGGTAATACAAGATGCGCCTTTCGGTTTTATCGCCATTCAAAATAACCTCAACCCATTGCTCGAATCATTCCAGCGGCTAAAAGCTGAGACAGGTTCTAATGCAGGAGCATTAAAAGCGCTTGGCTCGGTTCTCGGCGGGGCCGGTGGTGTTGGGATAGGCTTATCGGTTGTTAGCGGTTTGGTAACTGTGGCAATTCAGAAGTACGGCTCGTTAGGTAATGCCGTTGATGCTTTATTTGGGAGTTTATCAAAAGCTGCACAAGCCCAAAGGGATGTTGCCGAAACTTTCGCAGCGGCAAGCGGCAAAGCGGGTGGAGAGATTGCAAATATCCAGGCATTGCTGACCGTTGCCCGTGATGAAACTCTATCCCGTAGTGCTAGAGCAGAAGCGATAAATAAACTGAATAAGGAATATGATGGGTACTTACCTAAGCTAACGCAAGAGAATATAAGTACCAAAGAAGTAACTGAGTCGATAAATAAATTAACGGCTTCGCTCATACGACAAGCCAAAATTAAAGGGCTACAAGACCTAATAAGCAAAGAAACCGCAAAGCAGGCAGAGCTAATGGCCCATTCGTTGGGCGAGAATGCGAACTGGTGGGATAACATCGTTGCCGCAGCAAAAAGTTTTGGGCCTGCCGGTAACTTTTTTAATGAGCAGACCATACTAGGAGCTAAGCGCACAGCTTCAGAGTTTCAGGATGCATCCGATAGGATTGCCACTTTCCAAAAGTTCTTAAACGAGCTAACAAAAGAAGAAGCAGTCAACGGAACGTTATTTGATGAGACCAAACTTAAGAAAGGCGAGGATTTATTAAAGAAACGCCTGGAAGCTCTTGAAAAGATCAAAAAGGAAACGAAAGACACAACCGCGCTCGTCGGGATAGAGGAAGCTATATTCGAAGTAAAAGTAAAAATAGCTATCCGGGATGATAAAAAACGGTTAAGTAAAACCGAATTTGATCAATTATTACTTGGCTTTCAGGAGGATTTGAATAAGGCTTTTTTAAATCAGGCTATTTCTTTTGAAGCAATACCAAAAGTAAAATTCTCACCGGTTGCACTAGCCGAGATACCCAAAGAAATAACTGATAAAGTTAGTAAGGCTACCGGTAATGAAAAGATAACTGTAACCTTGCATGATGCCAGAGTATTGATCCTCGGGCGTAAGGTAACGGCTCAGATAGAAGGTAAGGAAGCGATAAATAAGAAATTATCCGAAGAGATCAATGGGGCTTTAGAAGGGCTGCAAGTTGATTTAACGGCTTCTTTTGGTGAAGCATTGGGCGAAGCCTTCAGCAATGCAATACAGGGTAATGATCTCGGTGATGGACTTCGCAATGCAGCTAAGCAGATGCTTTCCATTCTCGGCTCAGTTATGCAGCAAATAGGCCGTTATGTTATTGCAGCGGCTATAAAGATACAATTGCTAAAGAAAACCCTTGAACAATGGGCGGTAGCTAATCCGGCGCTTGCGATCCTTGCCGGTGTGGGCTTGATCGCAGCCGGAGCCGCTCTCAAGAATGCTACGTTCCAAGGGCCGAAATTCGCGCAGGGGGGTATTGTGACAGGCCCCACAATAGGCTTAATAGGAGAAGCTGGAAAAGAGGCTATAATACCGCTTAATAAGTTACCTGGTCTTATTGGCCAAACCGGAGGTACTACGGTTGTACTCAATAGCAGATTAGGTATAGATGGACGTACCCTTGTAGCATTTATCGAAAAAGAAACCACCCGTTTTAATCGCGTCAGATAATGGCATACCACTTAACGCATACCATCAATTTTAATAGCCCTGTTACTGAGCAAATCAGGATAGAAATGTATCGAAAGGATATTGTGCCCGTTAGCGTAATAGAGCTTACAGGCACTTATGCGCGTAAACAGACTCTTTCGGGTGACGGCAATGGGGCTGATACAATTCTATCAACGGAACTGGTATTTGGGATATTCATAAGGGAAAGCACAGGCGTTGATTTTGATGATTTCATTGTATCATTCCATGATGAGTGGAAAGTTATTTTGTATAGCGATAATCAAATCGAGTTTGTCGGCTTTTTAACTCCTAACGAAGGCTCAAGCGACGTGATAGGTATTAGAAAAGATATTGATCTTTCGGCTACCGATAACCTAGGTTTAATTAAAAAGGCCGATCTAAAACGGTATGATGGCACCTCTTTCTTACATCGGGTTGACCGCATTATAGATTATATTGCAGGAGCCCTCGCTCAGACAGGTTTGCAGCTTAATATCGTAGTCTATTCAAACATATATGATGACGTGGCTGTAGATCGTAATGCGGTTAATACAAATGATACCTTTAACAAATACAGGCTTGACTATCGCACATTTCAGATTGATGCACTCACCTTCATGAAGTCTAATACCGTTCTTGAGAATATTTTGAGAGAAGGGTATACGTTGGAGCAATTTAACGGGAAATGGGTGATTATGCGAATTGGTGAAATGCAAGGTACGGAAGGGCCAAAGATTTGGTGTACCGAATATGATTATACGGGAGCTATTATCTCGGCTCAATTGGTAACTAACGATGCAGCGATTATCGATAAACAGCAAACCCTTCATCCGATAAATGCTGACCTTAGAATATCATCCAATTACTCAGTTAAAAGTGCTAAACATACTTATAATTATACGCCCTGGCCAGAAATACCGCTTAATAATACATTCGAGCGAGGTACATTAATTCCAGGTGTGGGCAACCCTGACCAAAAGGCTTATACAATCGACGATTGGACTTTTGGCGTATGGAACCCGAATCTATCATCCGGCCCTGGATCAAGCCCTTTCAATTTAGCACCTACAACCGATCTTGCTTACCGGCTTTCCACTTATAACATATATGGAGTTGAGACAGCCCGGCAAATTACGCTTGATTCACATTACAATGATCCGCAGCCAGGCCATCGCTTATTAAGATGCAGCCAATTCCCGGTTAAAGCAGGCGATCGGGTAGATATAAATTTTGATTTCAAGCGTGACCCTGGCGGAAATGGCACAATGAATTATATGCTAATTGCCATAGATACCGGAACTTTGCCCCGCTATACTTTGGACAATAATAATCCTAACGATGGAGGTAAACCGTTCTTTTGGAAGCATGGGGGAGGTACAAACTTTGTTAGTAAATTTTATCAGGGGGAGGACTGGCAAGATTGGACAAGCATTCAGGTAGAATGCCCTCCCGCTCCCGCTGATGGGCAGTTCTTTATCTTCTTCTTAAATTATGATTCTGCATTTACGGCGGCGCAGTATAGAAATTTTGAGGTGACCTATCACCCATTTGTTGCGGGCGGCTATGTTGAAGCGAAAGGGGATTATTGGAACACTTCACAGAATACCGCTTACTTAGATGATATAGATGAAGAAGTATTTATCTCCGATTCGGAGATAAAAGTACTTAAAGGAGCCATCCTAAAAGATGATGGGGTAACGCTCACAACTCGAACATGGTTTCGGCTTAATGTAAACGAAAGCAAAGGCTTTAAGGAGCTTATCAACATAGCAAGATATAATCAAAGCTATCGACGAATGTGGGAACTCTCAGGCACAATCGGTGGCATTGGTTATTACCCAGTAAATAACCAGGCTATCAGGATGCCGCTTTCCTTTCATAAACATTTTAAATTTACGGGCATTCCCAAACTAGCAGGAGTAATCTTTCAGCTTGTACCTCCTTTAACGGTTGATTACTCAGAAGGAGAGATAAAAGCGAATTTTAGAGAAAGCTGGCGACCCGGGGCAGGCGATGGCGATCAGCTTGGTAATATTCATGAGTTTAAATACAAATTTTAATATGCCTCTTATACAATCAAATAAATGCCTTTTTCAAATACTAGTTGACAATGACTGGTTAACAGTTATGTGCCTACGAAGTTTCAAGATAAGTCCCGCAACAACTGAAAAAGAGATTACGGCTCCGGTAGATGGGAAATTTAAGTCATTTGACTATAAACAACTATCTTATCGGGCTTCTCTAGACGGAGTAGCCTTCCGGGAAATTACAGGTAATACCCTATTTGATTTTGCAGATGCGCAACTTAATTTCCTTGAGCTTAATTTTCGTGCTGTTTTTCAAGATGAAAGCGGTAACTATAAAATTTTCAATGGTCAGGCCATAGTAATGGAAAGCGATTTCGAAGCCAGCGCAGGTAGTGTGGCTTCGGGTACTGTAGAACTATTAGGCACAGGAGAGTACACAATTACAAATGACTTACCACAATTTGTTAATTTGCGCATTCGCATTTATAATGACCCAACGGCGCAAGCCTTTTTAAAACTATGGTTAATTGATTCTACTGGGAGCCCGGTATTCCAAACCGACGTGTTGCCGCAGGCCAATGGCGGGCAACTCTCTAATCCACTTGATGTAACCATATCCATACCTAAAGGGCTATGGTACTATTGGTTTCAGGTGGATACAAACGACATCGGCAATCAATTTAACCTAAATGCGCCCCCAACGAAATCAAGCAATTTTAATAATGGCATATATAATGAAACCTCAAACGGTATTCAACTTTATGATTTTACCGCTGACCGGGAGGTTTCAATCGCACTCGGCATAACTAACCCACCACCGACTTGTGTGGCTCCAGCGATCCAATCGGGTATAGTTTCACCAAACGGCACAGTAGGAACTTATTATTCCCGTACGGTAGTTCTGAGTGGTTCGCAACCATTCACGGTTTCAAATGTAGTTAAACCTGCATGGATGAGTATAAGCATTGCAGGTAATATAATTACTTTAAGCGGAAATCCTACGGTAGGAGTGAACCAAACCGTATCTTTTGACGTGACTAATGCATGCGGAAGTACTTCGTATGTTGATTCTATTGATATCGCGCCGGGTTCTTCGAATGTCGTGGTGAACTATAGCTACCTGGAAAGTCCGAGCAATTCATCCTATTTCACTATCTATGTTAATTCAGTTCTTGCTGTTAGTTCATCTTCACCTATAAGTGGTACTTTAACGATAAACACCCTTGATGTGGTTGAGGCCTTTGTCGGGGGTGCTGCATTAGTAGTTAAGCATTTGGATATACAGGATAGCATTGCAGGTGAATTGTTTAACCAGACAAGCGGAAGCACTTACATAAACGGATCATTTACGGCACAATTCGGACATACTTACACTATAAATGGTAATGGTCATGTATAAAATCAAAAACATGAAAAAGTTAATTTCTTTTTTGGCTCTTTTAATCTGCATAAATGTGCAGGCACAATGGACGGGCACCGATTCGTTAAGGAATTTTAATAACCGGTTCATTACTAATAATGCGAGCGCAGCCTTCACTAATTTGCGATTACATAACTTACTGGGAGGCATAATTGATTATATAGATACGGCCTTAAATGGTGGCAGTTCAGTCGCGCTCGGAGTTGATACTATTTACGTAACTGCCGACTCAGTAATTCACTACAAAAAGAACGGTGTATTCCATCAGTTCATTGTAAGAGGTAACGTTGGGGCCGGGAGATTGTACGAAGTGCCTTTTAGTGATGGGGCAGGCCGTTTCAGTCGGGATAGTAATTTTACTTACGATAAGAGCCAAGGCGCAGATGCCGGAAGATTAATTATAGGCCCAACCGGGGTTAATAGCGGTGGCTTATCCAAAATCAATGCCACGAGCGATAACATGAATGCCTTAGCCCTTACGAGCTATGGCACTGGTTTAAATACGATCATCTTCAGGCGAGCTTTAGGGACGGTTGGGCTACCTCTAGCTCTTACTAGCGGCAAAGACCTTTGGAACTTCAGCGGCAGAGGATATACTGGCACAGTATTTAGCAATAGCCAAGCCGCAATATATGCTCAAACCTCACAAGATTGGACAGATTCAACGAAAGGAACACGGATATACTTTAGCACTACTCCAAATGATAGCGCCGTAATGCGAACAAGAGTAGTATTTGATCATGATGGTAGTGTAGGTATTAATGATGACACTCCGGAGTTCGGACTTAAAATTAACCGATCAGTTGGAGCCAATAAAGATAGCGTGCCGTTTACCGCGATTTCAACGGCGCAAGCCTTATTAATTGATACAGCCACCGGAAAATTTTACAGAGGCTTTTCGAGTGGTTCCGGTGGCGGGATATCTTGGATTTATTCGGGAACTGCACCTACCGGTAGCGATACTTCTAAAATATGGATCAAAACACCGGCAATAGCGGGAGTTTATGACGTATATCAATATGCTACTTATCAATTTAGTTGGGTTCGTTATGGATGGATAACTATTGACGGCTTTTTCTCTCAGTTACCACCTGTTAACGTCGTAATAGCAGGCCAAAGCAATGCCGGAGGTATTTACCCAGGCGGAGACACGGCAAGAGTTAACGGAATATTAGGATATACTACAGGATCGCAGAACACGGGGATTGATGCCCCGACACATTGGGAGCAAGCGGCTATTGGTAAATCGCCCTTTTATATGAATAACAATAATATGGCATTCGCTTTTGCAAAACAGTTGCGATTAAATGATAAGCGAATTGTTCGTATAGTTGCAACCTATCAGGGAGGCATACCCTTAAGTGCATGGTTATGCGGTAGCCCGCATTATTTATTGGACACTCTACGTAATAGGTTATCGCGTTCAGGGATTGATACCATTCACGCTTTTTTATGGCATCACGGCGAGGCTGGGGGTTGCACAGGCAACTTATCAGGAGGCTATTATAAAGATATGGCTGATTTCTACGACACGCTTTGTATTAATACAAATGGGTTCTATAGAAATGTAACACAATTTATTGCTGGTGAACTAGGGGGTACGGATGCAGCGGATAGAAATACTCAATGGCCTTTCACAAATCCAAACGGGGCAATAAGGAAAATGAATTCCGACGGAAATATTAACACGGCTTCGATCCCTTCTTATAGTTTATCTCGTTGCGATGCAACTCACTTTTGCGCAACTGCACTCGACACAATGGGTATACGCATGTATGGGGCATTTAAAGAAATGCCGCATACGATCGCTTATGAAATGAGACAACTAAGAGGTAATTTTGATACCGCTTATGAGAAATTAAAATACGATGAAAGCGATTTTTTACAGCCTGCTTCCGGAGGTGGTTATTTGTATAAGTATTATAATACATCATTTGCGTGGAATATTAACGGTTTAAACACTTTAGCTATTAACAATGATGGAAGTGTTGGAATAGATAATGCGCAATCTATGTCTGGGACAAATACCAATGCCAGCCTTAAAGTTAATGGGAGAATGGCAGTTGCTGATGGAACTAATACCACGATTGCCACAAATTTTAATCCTGATGTATCAGGTGGTGGGTATCAAAGAAATACTATAATTTCAAATTATACTAGTAATTGGACTACTTCTTCACCGAATGCAGATAACGTATTTATAGGCCCTAATGCTGGATTAGTAAGTAGTGGTAGAATGTCAAATAATTCCGTATTTATAGGATCGGGGGCGGGGGAAGGCCATACACCGGCAGGTTCAGGAGACTACAACATCGGGATTGGTAAAGACCCGCTGAAAAATAGCGTATGCGCATGGTGTGTAGTTGTTGGTGGCTTGTCGGGGCAAAATATGTATGGCGGCGGTATCTCGCTTGTCGGACATGCCATTTCTGTTCCATCTGGAATTAGCAACGTATCTGCATTGGGATATAATGCGAATGTTGATAGCAATAACCAAGTAGTGCTTGGTGATACAAATCAAGTCCAGTTAAAGGTAGCAAAACTCAGGTTTAAACTAAACACAACACCAACTAACGGCGATACATGGGTGTACGATGCAGCTACCAGCGAATTTAAACCGCAAGCAGCTATTGATAATAGTATTGCAACTGGCTCTCGTACTGCAACCGGAAACTATACGCAAGACTGGAATCATAAGCAGTTAACGTTTAATAACATTAATCAATGGTCGTTTAACGTAAAAGAAACGGAAACTACTTTTGGAACAAGAAAATTAAGACACGCATTTTACACTACAGGCAGCGCATACGGGCAACCAATGAGCCTGTATAGCGCTCTTAGAAATGTTGCAGATAATGCCGATAGTATAATAATTGGATTCAGAAATTACTATGGCGGCTCAAGGCATTATACAGGTTTAATAGCAGCAGATGCCAATGGGCAGGGTTTAGTTGAACTGTCATTGGATATGGCCAAAATGAGCGTTGACCCAACCGGGAATAACATAACGGTGTATAAAGATTCAATATTACTCAAAGGGGCCGAACCAACCACTTCAGCGGATAGCGTATTTGCAGCAGGGCCAAGGCTTTCAGATGGATCAACTAAGGTATTAATGATCCCCACGGTGAAAGTTTTAAAAGGTACACTATCATGGACGCCAGGAACAATAGGGGCCGGAAGCAGTACAACTACGACGGTAACTATAACAGGTGCAGCAGTTGGCGATGCAGTTATTATTTCTACATCTGACGGCGCAGGCTTAGCAAATGGGGAAGTGTATGATGGCGTTGTTTCGTCAACCAATACGGTAACCGTTCGAGCTAATAACTTCAGTACAGGATCGGGTGTAATAGGAGCAAGAACTTATAATATAGTGGTGATTAAATATTAAAATTAATTTCTTAATATTGTTCAATTTACACTAAAATGAACCGTACCGCTATGGATCACCACAACTCAGGGATCATTGAGCTTTTTATAAGCTGGTATTTTGCCCTTGCTACGATTGTTAGCGGCCATTGGGTGCCAATGGTTTTAAGCTCGGCCGCATCTATAATGGCCATCATCAATTATTATTACCAAATCAAAAAGAACCGTACCAAATGAAACGATTACTAGTTAACCTTAAAGAGGCGGATATACGCAATATCCTCGCCATTATGATTGTTCTTGTTAGCTTTCTCATTCAGGCTATAATTTTATTGAAGCCTATTCCGCCAGGCAATCACGATATCGGCATTACAACTGTAGTGATAACACTCGGGATGCAAACAATGGTTGGCGGGTATTTCTTCGGATCAAGTAAAGGTGAACGTAAGATCACCGGTTTGCCTGAGGCTGATAAAACATAAACCCTAAATTATTTCACACCAAAATAAAACTCGAAATGCCAAACAAGTCTTTTGTATGGGTTATTTGCCTAATAATCTTAATTGCCCTTTCTGCTTGGGCTTATCTGTACCGTATAACAGATGAGTATACTCGAAGCTACGATCAAAATAAAATCGAAGTAGCCCAATTACGCAAAAACAAAAAAGCCGATTCTCTTAAAATTATTGAGTATAGAAGAGATCGCGATCTCTTCAGCGATTCTTTAATGGGTGTTTTGGTGGAGAAAGGTCAGGCTGAAATTGAACTTAACCGAAAAACCGAAGAGCTTAATCAAGCTAAAAAACGATACAAGCAATTGCGGGAGCTCAAGGATACGGCTTCGGCTATTAATACCTGTGATAGTATTGTATATACCTATATCCCAGCTTATCAACTTATCGACAGTACCGTTAATGATTATAACGATTCTGCGATTAACTTGGCTACAGGCCAGCTTAAAAAACGTGATGATATAATTGAATTGGATTACGATAAAGCAAATAAAGCCTATGAGGCGCATATTAAATACAAGATGAGTGATCTTGCTGATAAAAAAACTAAAAACAGGCAGCAAAAGAAAGCTATCCTCAAGGCGGGGCTATTGGGGGTTGTAGTCGGACTAATTATAGGTTTGCTACGATAAATAAAAAGGGCCGCCCTGAGAGCAAGGCGACCGAAGTACAAAAGTTACGCTTTAATCATTCAACAAAATTACATAGCTGTAGATGTTTGAGAATGCAATAATACTTAAAATATTTAATTATGAAAAAATTTATTCAAGACAATGAAGGGGCAATAATTGCCTGCATGATGCTATCAGGTATTTTCATCCTCGGGATTGGCCTTGACTGGGATCAGTCACAAATAACCTGGCGAGGGAATATAGCATGGCTACCTATTGCATTAGGTTCTGTGCTATTTGCAGGTGCCTGTATATGGCTTGCTAAAAGATAATTTATATGCTGAAACCAATCATAGTAATTTTATGGGGCCTGGCGGCCTGGATCATTCAGATGATTTACTTCATCAAAGATGACCGAACACCTAATAGCGAAGCAGCTAATAAGGGCTTAAATCTGCGCTGGCACATTGCAGGTGGCGCAATCCATATATGGGGCTATTACCTGGTAGCCCTTCATTTTGGAGCTCATTGGGGCTTGCTTATGGCTTCCCTTACCTGGCTGCTTTTTGACGGCTTTGTTAACTCCTATATACTCAATAAGGAATTTTTCTATGTGGGTAATACGGCCCTGCTCGATCAGGCTCAGCAATGGCTTGCTTCTTTAGCGCATAAGGATGCCCGATTAATTTCAGCTATCCTTAAGATAGTATTGCTCATTACGTCACTCATCATTTTAATACATCGATATGGCGGATTTTAAAACGGCTTTAAAGGAAACGCTCGGTATTGAGGGTGGCCTTTCAAACAATCTGAATGATCGGGGCGGCTTAACGTATAAAGGCATATCACGTAAAGCATGGCCAGGTTGGGAAGGGTGGTATTATGTTGATCAATGGCTTAACTCATGGGCCACGATCCCAGAGAGCGAAATAAAGCGGCTTGATGAAATGGTTGAAAGGTTCTACAAGGTCAATTTCTGGGATCGGGTAAGTCTTGGCGCATTCGTCAATCAGCGAATTGCGAATGAGATATTTGATACCGGCGTTAATGCATCAACGAAACAGGGTATCAAATTTTTACAAAGAGCCTTAAACCTGCTTAATCGCAATCAAGTGCTTTACCCCGATATTGACGTTGATGGTATTATCGGTATTAAAACATTAGAGCTAACTAACAAACACCCTTACCCAGATGCTTTACTGAAGTTACTGAACGGTTTGCAACTAGCCTTTTACGTGGAGCTCTGCGAGAAAGACCCATCACAAGAAGAGTTTTTGCGCGGATGGCTCAAGCGTATTTTATAAGCCTTACCGATGCCGGAAACCTCCGGAGGTAGCCGGGCTCACTTTTGGGCCTGGCTTTTTTGTGCCCGGGAAATTATTTTACAAAAAAGTCAAAATAAATTTGCGCATATCCCTGAAATGAGTATTTTTGACTCCGAAACACACCCAAATCGGGTATTTTTAAGTACAAAACGCTTTAATATGACAAAAGAACAAGCTCTCACCGCCCTGGCTGATCTCGTAGCCACTAAACACATCCGCAAACAATCTCTCGCCTATCAAACTGCATTAGCCGCCATTGAGAACCCCGGAGAGCCTCAGATTTGCGGGAAACACCAAGGATCGGGCAGATTTGCCGGTTCAAAATCATGGCAATGGCAAACGTCTCAAGCGCTCACAAAAGCAGGCATTCCCCATACCTGTGCCAACGTAGCCCCAAAGGGCGGCCGCGCAGGTAACCGCATAACCGTAATACTTACAAACTAATTATATTGGGTTCACGGAGGGTTGCTCCGACAATTCGGTTGTGGAGCTCCCCTAATTTTTTTCCTTCGGCAAACCTGTTAAGGCACGCATCTACTTTAAAGACCTTTATAAATGACCTTATGAAACAACCGCGCAAACATTGGACAAGCAAGGTCTATAAACAAATTAACGTCGGTTCAGATACGGTCTTTATGGTTGTAGTAAATGACTTGGAGGATGAACATCTTATTTGGCATTACGAACGCGCTCACGATGAAGAAGATTATGAATATATGAGCGCTTGTTATATTGAAGCCGAAAATCGGGGTATAACGGCGTATCTTAAACTAATTTAATCACTTACTAAATACCTTTAAAATGTCACGCAAAACATTACTTAGCTTTTCAGGTTACTTTCATCAAATCCCGCGACAAGATGCAACGCAAGATGGGGATATACATATCTCTTTTATTGAAGATCACACTAAAGAATACCCATTACGAATTCAATCTATGCATGGAAAACCAAGGGGCCGCGCTATTATTAAGAGTGTAACTCTTTCAAAGCTAGAAATTAAGGAGCTAATTAGCATTTTACAAAAGATGCTAATTCTCGTACTTATGGTATCAACCATTAGCTGCAATAAAACCATTCCTTTCGCTGGCACCAATCAGTATCCAATTATCATTAAAACCTGTAAAGATTGGCAGAAAGGCCCGAGGATCGGCAAATACCATGGCCCCGATTCAGTCTGCACAAATTGGAAGCTCGACACCATTTACGGTAAATTTAAAAACTACTGAATATGAAAGGCTTTTTTATCTTTCTCTTCAACCTAATAAAAATGCTTGTATGGGGCGGCATAGGCTATTCTATTGGTGCGGTTGTGGCTGATTGGTATAGAGATAGCTTGCGCGAAACTGGCGGCATTATTATGGCTAAGGATTTACTTGATCTGCAATTGCTCCCTTGGTCTTTTGCTGCAATCGCCGCAGGTATCGCATTTCGCATAATCTACATTAAAGAGTAACTATGAAAAACCCAAATAAAAAGCCTTTCAGCGAGTCGATCAAAATGAGGCCGGAGTATGAGCGTACTTGCTCCCTTGGCCTCCGTAAGCTCTTTAAGGAGCATGATATGGCCACTATTGCGGGTGATCCTTCCCGGCATTGCTCTATATGGTTTGTCATTGATAAAGAGCGTTTCTTCGCCTGGACTGAAAGACGAAAAGACATCTATCAGTACCATTATGTAGTGGAGGTATGTCATACTGAAATTGGCTCCTGCCTGCGCATCCATGCTGTGGAGCGGAGTCGCAAACTTTAAGCTATGCTAAAAAGTATTTATCTGTCATCTTGTAAAATGTTCAGGGCACTCGAAGCTGGTGAGACCGAATACAAGATCATTAGCCGTAAAACTGAAGAAACGGTTGGATTCATGGTCTTGCGTAATAAGCGATGGTATTTTGACCCCTTGCTCGTGCAGTTGACAGCCCCTGAACTTATGGATTTATCCGCGCTAATGTGCACCTTAAGAAACGATTATTTAGATAATGATGAAACTTCAATTTATGAGGACAATTCATGAGCTCCGCAAAGTGGCGAGCAAAAATAAGAAATACAAGTACATATATCAGTTAGTAGTTAACGGCCAGGTAGTTGATACGCGCCACAGCGTTATTGACTATGCAGGGTGTATCGTTGAGGATAATCGAGCCAAATCCTTTTTCGGGGAAAAGGCGGTAAGAATTGCCAGCTTAAAAAATGATGTGGCCCTTACTTTTGAGAGCTTGTTAAAATTATCCAATTTATAAAAAAGTTTTATTTACCTTTAAAAACATTTTTAGCTACTATGATAATTACTATCATCCTGATTTGCTGTGTCGTAATAAGCGCTTGCGTATATACTTATTGCGTAGTTAAGTATCTTCTCACTCTGCGTAATTACCGCCAATTCACCGAAGAACATAGCCTCTTAGTCCGTTGCATTCGCCAAATCGAAACTACCTCAGAACTTGAGTTTTGGGCTAATGAAATGATTGAATTTCGTAAACGGCATTTAAAACGTGTGTCTGTGACCGATATGTTAGATTCGGTAAAGATGCTAATGAATGAGTTGGTAGAGGCACGAGCTCGAATTGGGATATTTAAAGAACACAAATAAAAAACCTTTATATGAATTACGAAACTCTACTACTTAAGTATATTGCACATACCATATACTTACAAGGTGAAGCTGGTATTGAAATGATGAATACATGCAAAGCCAATAAAGATATACCGTATTTCACCGAGGCTGAAATAGCTGAACTCAAAAAGTTGCAAGCTAAGGCAGAGGAAACATACAAGGACATTTACTATTAAGTTGGTTATGGCAGCACATCATTTCAATGATCTTGAAAAAGTCAGAGCATTTAACTCGGACACTTTCGTAAATGATTTTAATCGTATAAACTTCATCGTTATACTTTGTGCGTTATCTAATTGCTATCTACGTACATCAAAACGCGACCTCTGGGAAACGGCAAAATACACGAGTATTTCCTATAGAATGACCTCAGAAGTTATTAAAGGCCATGAGGCAATGATAATTTATTAAACACTTTAAAACCTGGCGGTGTATAGGCAACCGTTATTTTATGAAAATAGTACTCGAATTTACACCGGAGGATTTCAAGGCCAATAAGAGCAAAAGCCTGGAAGAGCTTTTTGCGGGCACCGGCAAAAAAACAGAAAAGAAGCCATCTAAAAAACCTGAGCCGGAAGAAGATGAGGATGAAGATACTGACGAAGAAAGCGATGAGGATGAAGATACTGACGAAGAAAGCGATGAGGATGAAGAGCCCGAGGTAGATGCCGACCTCATCAAGGAGACGATCTCGGCAGCATGCAAAGCCGGTAAAAAAGACGGGGTAGCGAAAGTACTTGCTAAGTACAAGGCTAAAACCGTTAGCGGTCTTAAAGAGGCACAGTACGGTAAGGTATACGCTGATCTTAAAGCCCTCACGAAGAAAAAATAACTCCTAACCACAAAAAGTAAAAGGGATGGAAAGGTCGCATAGCATTTTTGGCCCCTCGGGCGCAGAGATTTGGCTTCATTGCACTCCTGCCGCAAGATTCGGGGCAATGTTCGAAAAAAAAGCAAGCACTTACGCTGACGAGGGAACGCTATGCCACGACATTGCGACCGATCTTATTGCTTACCGAGTAAAGCGATTATCTAAAAAAGAATATCTCAAGCGCCTTGCAGTTCATAAAGCTCATGGGTTATATAAGATCGAAATGGATCATTATAGCGAGAGCTTTGCAAATTATGTGCTTGAGATATTCTTTAGCTACAAGCTCAAAGGTTGGGCGGATATCTGGATTGAAACGAGAGTTGATTACTCACATCTTGTCCCTGAAGGATATGGTCATTTAGATATCGCCATTCTCTCACCGGGGGTAATCGATATTATCGATTTAAAATATGGCAAAGGTGTTCCCGTTTCAGCTATAGCGAATCCTCAACTGAGCCTATACGGTATCGGAGTGATCGAAGCCACTAAGTTTATAGAGCGCTTCAAAAAAGTAAACCTCCACATTTATCAACCTCGTTTAGATAACATTTCTGTGTTCAACACAACAACGGAAGAATGTATAAAATGGGGGGAGGATAAAGTACGTCAACGAGCACAGTTAGCGTTTAAGGGTGAAGGCGATTTTGTTCCCGGTTCACATTGCATGTTTTGCCCGGCAAAACCCAGGTGCAAAGCAGCGGCAGAAAAGCATAAGGCAATGGCTCAATACGATTTCATGCTCCCTTACGAACTCGATAACGAGCAAATCGCTGAAATACTTCATAGCGGAGAACAGCTTATTAACTGGTTCAATAGCGTGAAGGATTATGCGAACGCTGAAGCCCGTAAAGGCGTTAAATTCGCTGGATTTAAACTTGTAGAGGGAAAGTCGAACCGTCGTTTTAAAGCCAATACCGAGGCTGAGATCACTACACGATTGAAAAAACTTGGGTTCAGCCCGACTGCATTTTCTAAGAATCAACTCATTGGTATTATCGAAATGGAGGGGCTACTTGGTAAGGAGAGATTTGAGCGAGAGCTCGGTAAGTTCATAGAAAAGCCACCAGGCACTCCAACCCTAGTGCCTATAACTGATCGCAGACACGCAATACAAGGTAAAGAGGGGGCTATAAATGATTTTCAAACCATTAAAGCAAAAAAGAAATGAGCTCAACAAAGATCACCGTTTACGGGCGGTTCTCATACGCCAATGTATGGAAGCCGAAGCTCAATGATGATGGAAAGGAGAAATACAGTATCTCAATCCTCATCGATAAGAGCGATAAAAAGCAAAAGAAAAAGATAGATGCCGCTATCCAGGCTGCAATAGAAGCCGGAGCTACGGTTTTAAAAGGAAAAAAGAAAGGTTTAAAGCTCCCACTTCGTGATGGCGATGAAGATCGCGAGGGAGATGGAGCCTATGAAAATTGTTGGTTCCTCAACGCTAACTCCGATCAGCAACCGGGTATTTTGGATGAGCATAAAAACGAAATACTTGATGAAAGGCAATTCTACTCCGGTTGTTATGGCTATGCCTCCATTAATTTCTTTGCGTATAATCGTAAGGGTAATGTGGGTGTCGGAGTAGGGCTCAATCACCTCATGAAAACAAAAGCCGGCGAGCCTCTTAGCGGACGAGGCTCCGCCGAGGATGATTTTGCCGACATCGAAGTGGAAGAGGATGATGAAGAAGCAAATGAGTTTTTTTAACTAATGCAGGGGCACCGGAAATAATCGGTGCTCTTGTTTTTATATAAATAATCCACTTACGTAAACCTTAAAGACCGTCTCTCAATGAAGTCCTTGCACCTTGATTTGGAAACGTATTGCGAGCTCGATATTGCCAAAGTTGGGCTATTCAAGTACGTGAGTCATAAGAGTTTTAAAATACTTCTTCTATCTTACAGGTATAGCGATGAGCTCTTTACTACTACGATTGATCTTACTAAGGCTGAATTACCGGCTAGTTTAGTCGAAGATATGGCAAATGGTGAAGTCATCAAAAAAGCGTGGAATGTCTTTTTTGAATTTGTATGTCTTAGTAAATATATAGCTAAAAATTACATCGAATTGCCTCCGCTTGATTTTCGCTCATGGCGCTGCACTATGAGTAAAGCTGCTTATAACGGTTATCCTTTAAAGTTAGAGTCGGCAGCTCAAGCCCTCAAACTTGGTCTTGGTAAAATGGCAGAAGGTAAAAAACTAATTAAGTTCTTTTGCTCTCCAATCAAAAAACCGATTAAGAAGAATGGTTTTCGTACTCGCAATCTGCCGGAGCACGATCCCGGAAAATGGTTGCAGTTCATAAAATATAACAGCATTGACGTTGATGTAGAAGTCGAGATCGATTACCTACTGCCATACGAAATGCCGGAGTATGAGCTTGACCTATTTTATCTTGATTACCTTATTAACTCGGGCGGCATTATGCTTGACCTCGACTTTGTTCGTCAAGCTGTCAGGTTGGTACATGCGCACTTCGAGAAGCTAATTGAGCGGAGCCGGGAGATCACCGGCCTCGATAATCCGAATAGCGTACCGCAGTTAACAAAGTGGTATGAACAATATACCGGCCATGCTTGTGAAAACCTCAAAGCTGATACCATAGAAAAAATACTAAAGCATGAGAAAGACGAGAAAGTAAGAGAGGTACTCATTAACCGTCAAGAACTTTCTCTTAGTTCCGTAAAAAAATATTTGGTTATGCTTCGCATGGCCGATAAGCAAGGTATCGTTAGAGGTATGCATCAATATTATGGTGCAAATCGTACCGGTCGATGGGCAGGCAGAGGCGTACAGGTTCATAATTTACCTAAGCAGGGCGATTATAAACCACATCAAATAACGATAATGCGCGGAGCAATACACTATGCCATTGATCGGGATGCGCTTTCCTTAATATTCTCAGACGTTTTGGCGATACTTAAAATACTGCTTAGAACTGCATTTATCCCAAGGCCGGGGCACTCCTTCATTATTGCAGACTGGTCAGCTATCGAGGCGCGCATTTTGGCGTGGCTTTCTGGTGAGAAATGGCGTATAGAGGTTTTCAGTACCCACGGTAAAATTTACGAAGCCTCTGCCGCTAAAATGCTTAAGGTACCTATTGATCATATAAAGAAGCCCTCTAAGGAAAGAGATCGTGGCAAAGTGGCTGAGCTCGCTCTCGGTTACCAGGGATCGGTTGGAGCATTGATCCGAATGGGAGCGCTTGAGATGGGGTTGAGTGAAAAAGAGCTCCTACCGCTGGTTATGACCTGGCGCAGGGAAAACCCGGCAATTGCAGATAAGCAGAGAGGACTATGGGCGCGCTGTGAGAAAGCGTTTAAGACGGCCTTTGAATACCCGGGCAAGATCATTCGCTTTGCCGAAGGTCGGCTCGCTGTGAGCCTTAAAAGCGGCACTCTCGTATTTACGCTACCATCAGGTCGCCAACTCTTTTACCCGAACGCTAAACTATCTAATAGCGGTGAGATCACATACACGGGCATTGATCAGACCAATAAGAAATGGAAGAAGACCCAGCTTTATGGAGGTAAGATCGTGGAAAACGCCATCCAAGCAATTGCCCGCGATGTGCTTGCGGAAGGCATTAAGCAAGTGAGCAAGCGCCTGGCTGTTGTGATGCATGTACATGATGAGCTCGTAATTGAATGTCCTATTTCCAAGGATACCGACGAAGAGGTGGAGTTTGTTAATAAAATTATGACTCAAACTCCGACTTGGGCTCCGGGGCTTATTCTCAAATGTGATATATTTACCTCTTCGTACTACCGTAAAAACTAACCCGTATGAACCTGAAGTATGACAAAAAACTCGCTATATCTATTGGCAAAAACAGAAATGAGAAAAAATGGAAAAACAAAACAATCCTTTGGAGCGAATTACTGGAACGCCTAAGCGAAACACACCGTACAAAAGAAACAGAGCTCGAATACTCATTGAGCACAAAGACCCGACGCGACGAGATAAAAGACATTGGCGGCTTTGTTGGCGGAAATATAAGCGGAGGCAGGAGAAAAAAAGGAGCGGTAACATTTCGCACTCTAATCACTTTAGATATTGACTATGCAAAAAAAGACTTTGATATATGGGGTGTGTTCTCTTTACTTTACGAAAATAGCGCGTGTCTCTACTCTACCCACTCCCATACAAGTGATATGCCGAGACTCAGGCTTGTTTTACCGGTTGACCGTGAAATTGACCCCGAAGAATACCAACCAATCGCAAGAAAAATTGCCGGAGGGCTTGATATAGAGGTTTTCGACAATACTACTTTCCAACCAGAGCGCCTCATGTACTGGCCATCCACGCCAAGCGATGGGGAGTATATTTTCCATTATCAGGATGGCCCTATACTCATTGCTGATGATGTGCTTAATAGCTATTACGATTGGAAAGATGCCTCTCAATGGCCTGTATCAGCTAAAGCAATTGAAGCCGTTAAGCGGGGTATAAAGAAGCAGGGCGACCCAATGGAGAAACCGGGAATTATAGGCGCATTTAACCGGTCATTTTCTATAGAAGATGCAATCGATGAGTACTTAAGTGATGTATATGAGAAAACAGATATTACCGACCGTTATACATTCCGTGGCGGCAGTACGGCAGCTGGCTTGGTGGTATATGAAGATAAATTCGCTTACTCCCATCATGGCACCGATCCGGTTAGCGAGAAACTATGCAATGCCTTCGACCTAGTGCGTATTCATTTATTTGGTGATGAGGATGCTGAAGTAGATGAACGTACTCCGATAAATCACCGGCCGAGTTTCATCAGCATGCGTGAGCTCGCGCTTAAAAATAAGAGTGTGAAAAAGGCTGTGGTAGCTGATAGGATCAGCCGCGCTGCCGAGGATTTCGAAGAGGTAGATGAGCAGAATGGCGATGAAGAAGTAAGCAACGAAACTGAAGAAGCTGCAACCGAGTGGCTTGAATCATTAGAAGTTGATGCAAAAGGCAATATAAAGAGTACTATTGATAATATAGTAATTGTACTTCAAAACGATACCAGGTTAAAAGGGGTAATAGCAATTGATGAGTTCCGCAATAACCTAGTAAAGCGTAAGCGGTTTAAATGGGATAAGGAGCACCGTTATCTTTTTAGTGATACAGATGAGGCATATGTAAGGCGCTATCTTGAAAGGAAATATGGGATAATCGGTAATGGAAGAGTGAAAGATGCGATAGATATTACGGGCATGGATAATATCTTCCATCCGGTTCGTGAATATATTAATGGGCTTAACTGGGATGGCAAACAACGCCTTGATACGCTTCTTATTGATTATCTCGGGGCGGAAGATAATGAATATGTAAGAGCAGTAACGCGTAAATGGATGGTTGCAGGTGTGGCAAGGACTTTTGAACCAGGCTGTAAATTTGATTACATGCTTTGTTTGCAAGGTAAACAAGGCGTTAAGAAAAGCACCTTTTTTAGTCTGCTCGGGGGAGCCTGGTTCAATTCATCCCTTAACTTTCATATGATCGGTAAGAAAGAGGCTATAGAGCAATTGCAGGGCTCATGGATTATTGAACTCGCGGAGCTTGCTGGAATGCGTAAAGCCGAGATTGAATCTATAAAGAGCTTCATATCTAATCAAAAGGATGAAATGCGGCCTGCCTATGGCCGCTATAAAATGGAGTACTTGCGAGGCTGCATATTTGGCGGATCATTTAACGATGATGAGCCCTTCAACGATCCAACGGGAGGGCGGCGATTTTGGCCGGTGAAAGTAAAAAAGGGTAAAAATTTTAATGAGCTAAAAAGTGTGATCAACCAATTATGGGCTGAGGCATATATGTTATACATGGCCGGGGAACCTTTATTCCTGAGCGACGAACTCGAAGAGGTGGCCAAACAAGTGCAGGATGATTTCACAGAGAAAGATATTCGCACAGGTGACTTATACAGATATTTAGAATTGAAGTTACCTGAGGATTGGCAAAGCCGTGATCTTTGGCAAAAGCGTGAATACATACAAGGTGATCCTTTACAAAAAGAGGGAGTTATCGTTAGGCGAAAGATTACAGTAATGGAGATTTGGCAAGAGCTTTTTGGCGGGAGTGTGAAAGATATTACAGTTCGTGATGTGAGAGCAATCAATAATATGATGCGTGATTTTAAGAACTGGGAACCTACCAGATTTGGGGGTGAAAAACACCGGGAAAGAGGGTATCGAAGGGCGATTCAGAATGTCCACGTCCACTTAGCATAGCAAAAAATGCACCTAAAAGCAACTTGACGTGACCGTTAGTAAAAAAGAGGTTAAAAATTGCAAAAAGGTGGACTTTGTGGACGTTTTAAGGTAAGTGGACGTAAAAGTGGACGCATTCAAATCAAGGCTGGGACTGCATTTCATACAATTACGTCCATTAACGTCCACTATTTAGTTATAATAGGAAAAAAGGAGCATTTAACCTTTTTTAGAAAATATGTTAAACTCCCTTTTTATAGTTTAGAAATTAAGTGGACGATGGACGCACTTATTAAAAATTTTTATTATGAATGAAAGGTTAGAAAAAAACATTGAAACGTACTTCTTAAGGGAAGTTAAAAAACTCGGAGGGTTTACGCACAAGACAGGCCAGAGAGGCTTTCCCGATAGGCTGGCTATGTTTCCTTACGGGTTAACTCGGTTAGTTGAATTGAAGGCAATAAATGGCAGCCCATCGCCAACACAAAAAGTAGTGCATAAAAAACTAAATTCGATTAACCATAAAGTTTATATCTTAAATAGTAAAATGTCCGTTGATGATTTTATCAGAAAGGTTAGGGGCCAGCTTGAACACATAAAATTAAACCTAACTACTTACAAAAATTTTCACTAGTATGACCCAAATCACTAAACGAAAAGTTCAACAATTAAAAGTAATTTACACACCTGGTAAAAATAGCAAAGAAAAAAAGCCCGATGCAGTGTATAAACCTTACAGATATCAAAAGTTTGCACTCAGACACGTTCTGAGGCATCGTTATAGCGCTTTATGGCTTGAAATGGGCTTAGGTAAGACTGTTATAACTCTCACAGCAATTCACCGGCTTATTTTCGAGTTTATGGAGATTGCGAGAGTATTGGTCATCGCCCCTTTAAGGGTCGCCTCGAAGGTTTGGCCGGATGAGCTTGAGAAATGGCCACATTTAAAAGGTCTGAGCTATTCAAGAGTTATTGGATCGCAGCGGCAGCGCATAAGAGCCTTAAGCGTAAAAGCGGATATCTATATAATCAATAGGGAGAATGTCGCATGGCTTGTTGCATTTTTTGGTGGCCGATGGCCCTTTGATTGCCTGGTAATTGATGAATCGAGCTCATTCAAGAACCAAAACAGCGAGCGGTATAAGGCTCTAATGAAGATGAGGCCAAAAACTTACCGGGTTATAGAATTGACTGGCACCCCCTCACCTAATTCCCTACTCGATCTTTGGCCCCAAATGAAATTATTAGATTTAGGGGAGCGACTAGGTAAAACAGTTACCTATTACCGTGATAATTTTTTCTCAGTTAAACAACGTATTGCGGATCACGTAAATACTTATGAGCTTTTACCTGGTGCTGAAGAGCGCATCCATGAAGCAGTAAAGGATATTTGCATTAGTATGAAAACCCGCGATTATATTGATTTACCGCCCCGTATTGATAGGGTAATAGATATTGAGTTTTCGGCTAAAACAATGCAAATGTATAAGGACTTTGAACGCGAGCAGGTTCTTAAGTTAATCGAGAGCGAGGATGAGATATCTGCTCTTACGGCCGCCGCTCTTTCAAATAAACTGAGGCAGTTTGCAAGTGGCTTTGTGTATGACGAGAATGGTAAAGCATTTGGTATTCACAATTATAAAAGGGATGCTCTCGAAGAGTATCTCGATGTTTTGAATGGTAAGCCTCTTATTGTGTTTTACTGGTTTAAGCACACAAGAACGGAGTTACTTAAACGCTTTAAGAAGTATAAGCCTTTGATCTTAAAAAGTGATAGTGATATAGACACTTGGAATAGAGGTAGAACACCTTTAATGCTTCTCCATCCAGCCAGCGGAGGGCACGGCCTTAATTTGCAATTTGGTGGATATAATCAAATATGGTATGAAAATATTTGGAGCCTTGAGCTTTTACTACAAGCTAACGGGCGGCTCGACAGGCCCGGCCAAAAGTTCAGCGTGGTAAGTAATGCCTTTAAAGCAATTGGCACTATAGATGAAGAGATATTAGCAAGTAATGCCCGTAAAGAGAGGGGGCAAAATGCATTAATGAAATATACAAAGGCGTTAATTAAGAAATATAAATGAAAGTACTAATAGCTTGTGAGGAGTCTCAGGCAGTTACAAAAGCCTTTAGAGAGAGAGGACATAAAGCGTATAGCTGTGATCTTTTACCATCCAGCGGAGGTAGACCTCAATGGCATATACAGGGGGACGCCATTGAGGTAATTAAGTCGCGAAAGTGGGATTTAGTTATTTCTTTCCCCCCTTGTACAGACTTGGCTTCTTCCGGAGCGGGCTCTTTCTTTTTAAAGAGGATTACAGGAGAGCAAGAGAAAAGTATTTACTTTTTTCTCGATATTTGGCGTTTATCCAATTGCGTTGAGAATCCCCGCAACATACTCTCAGGAGGTAAATATTTGCAAAAGCATTTCCCGGATATCTATGAATACGCTAATTGGATTGGCTTCCCTAAAAAATTTACACAATCAATCCAGCCTTGGCAATTCGGGCATGGAGAGACAAAAGAAACCTGGCTTTGGCTTACAGGTTTGCCCCCTTTAAAGCCAACTAAAATTGTTAAAGGTAGGGAACAAAGAATATGGAGGATGCCCCCTTCTAAAGATCGATCTATTTTGAGGTCAAAGACATATACAGGAGTAGCGAAAGCCATGGCTGAGCAATGGGGTTGAAATTAAATTTGTACATTTGAGCATTAATCGATAATTTGGCTCTCGTCATAATACTCTCAAGGATTGAGGGGCGGGAGCTCGGTTGCAAGGGCTTCGCCCCTTTTTAATTCGTACACTTATGAGCAAAAATCAAAAGAAAACAAAACGTAAGCCACCTATAAGGGTGCCAGGTAAGACCGGTAAGGATGGCAAGGTTAAGACATATACAATTAAGCCTCACCGTTACTCAATTACCTTCAATGTAGGTACACCTGCGTATTACGAAAATCCCGAAGAGCTAAGCAAAGAAGTAGATGGATATTTTGAGTACATCAAGGGTGAAAGCGAGATACAGGAGGTTGAAGTACCTGGACGGAAAAAGAAACAAAAAGTACGTGTGTGGACACGCGAGCCAGAGCCCCCAACCGTTACAGGGCTTTGCTTATACCTCGGCTTTGCGAGTTTACAGAGCTTAAGTGAATACGAAAAGAAGGGCGGCGTAATTGGCGACATCATAAAAAGAGGCAAAACCCGTGTGGCTAATCGTTATGAGCAAAATCTCAGCGGTAGTCAACCCACCGGTTCTATCTTTGCGCTTAAGGTCATGGGTTGGAAGGAGGGCTCCATCATGGATCAGCTTAACGAAATGGGCATTGTAGCTTTTAATTATGTAGTACCACAAAAACCTAAAGATGAATAGTCAATTTTTACTATTTGCATGGCCGTTATATCGTGATTGGGGTGGCGGCTGGGATGATTTCATTGGATGCTATGATACAGTAGATGAAGCATGGCACGCCTATATGTGTGATCACGTAGACTATGAGTGTTTCAATATTGTAGATGTAAACACATTACGAGTTATAAAAAGCCACGTAATATAGAATTTCTTACCCTATGATCCCCACTATTGCACCCTCCTGGAAACAACATTTGGCCTACCAAAAGCTCTATGACCACGAAACCGAATATGTGTTATTCGGTGGAGGGGCTGGTGGTGGCAAAAGCTGGCTCGGTTGTGAGTGGATATTGAGTAATGCCATTCGGTATCCGGGCACCACGTATTTTATTGGCAGGTCAGAGCTTAAGCAACTACGTAAATCAACTATTCCTACCCTTTATAAGGTTTGCAATTTCCATAAGATCAAGAAAGAGGGGCTCTTTAAATTTAATGGACAAGATCAGGCATTTAATTTTAAGAATGGTAGTCGCATTGATCTTATTGATTTGAAGTACCAACCAAGTGATCCCCTTTACGAGCGCTTCGGTTCGTTGGAATATACACAGGGCTGGGTCGAAGAAGCTGGGGAAATTCACGAGGATGCCGCGAGCATGATCTCATCACGGACAGGGAGGCAGTTCAATGATAAATATGGCTTACTCGGCAAGACCCTTATTA